CCTTTGGACAAAAAAATTGAAGGCCTCCTTGTTTTCCTTAATGAAATCAACCTTTACTTTTCTGTATTTATCGCTAAAATCAGCCGGATCCTCGCCTTCAATCACAAAATAACAGGCAGCAAGCTCAATGAGCGTCTCTTCTTCGCCAATAAAGTGAAGTCTGTACTCAATTTCACCAAGGGTTGTAAAGAGTTCAACGATGTTTCCATCATTTGCATGCTTTTTCATGGAGGTCATCAGGCGCAAAAGCTGCTCTTTGGTAAGATTCATCTCTTGCATTCTTGTCGCAACCTCTGCGGCAATGGCCCTTTTAGCGGGCATTGTCATCATGTTCTCAAACTCATACCACTTTCTACCGAGAGAATCGGTAAAAACATGTGATAAAGCGATTGGAGACTCTTCGGTTTTACTTGCGTCCTTGTTTTGTTGTTGTTTTCTCTTAAACCAATTCATTTTTTACCTTTTTTCTTTGATTTACTGATACTTGCGTTGCAAATGGCGTAAGCACCGCCTTTTGTTTGACCTGATTTAATCAAATCTTTCACGCATCGTTCTAATTTCTTTGGCATATTACTGCTGTTTTAGATATTTCACAAAGTTACTATGAAATGACCACAAATAATATCGGAAGCAGTCAAGCAAGTGGGTCTTTGTTGCGTCTCTTGCCTTATCAATTGCACCTGTCTCATTACTTTCAACGGCCATCAAGTCACCAACTAAGAATTGGCAACTTGCATCAATCAAAAAGTCCGGGTGTTTTTCAAGCAGTGAGTTGAGAAGTACACGCGAATTCTTGATGGATGGATTGAATGATGGCACTCTAAACGCACTTCTTGTGATTTGCAGCTGTTCTTTGATAATCATGTAGTAGTTCATCGCTCCTTTTGTCATTGCAGACCTGTTTGCTCCACTTGCATCACCTGTAACAATAAATGGCATATTGCCATATTCAGCTTTAATCGCATCGCAAAGGGCAAAGATGTCTGAGTTACGAAGCCTGAACTCTTTGAGGATTCTAATCTTTCCACCATAGTGCTGAGCAGCTATGCAAGTGATTGGGTCTACGTTAAAGTCAAAGGATAAGTAAAGGTCTTCGTCAGGATTGTATTTAAGGTTTGCTTTGACCGTCTTGTTTTTATCAAAAGCATAGGCAAATGGTCTGTCTACATCCACCGCATCCCAATTGCCATCCACGAAGATTGCCCGTGTAATCTCATCAAGGTTATTTAAGCTCTCAATGTAATCTTCAGGCAATAACGTATTATCAGCCATCGTAGCAGGTAAGTAAAAATGCTTTTCTGGCATACTTCGCTCTATGTATGGCTTGTAGAACTTTTGCTTAGTCCAATTCTGACTTGGGTTGCAGGTAATAAAGATGAGTTTGGGAGGCATTGGGCTGATGATGTTACGACCACAGCGCAAGATTGCCTTGTTAAACGTCCTTTCTTGCAGCTCTTGCCCTTCTTCTAAAAAGAAAAAGTTACCTTCCAATCCATCAAACTGCGTCAAATCTTTATCGTTTTGGAAGTTCTCTGAGATAAATTGCAGTTCACTACCGTTTTTAAAGATAACTAACTTGTCCTGCTGATTGTATTTCTTGACAAAAGACTTGGGGCAAAGCTTGAAAAAACTTTTGATAGATGTCTTTTTAAGACGTGGTAAACTTTCCCGCACAACAAATGAGCGACTTCCTGGATAAAACTTAGCAAGCATAATGGCAATAGCCATGGTTACATAGGTCTTTCCGCCTCCTGCTGCTCCTCCATACATCAAGTAGTTATACTCACCACTTAGCGCAGCTTCAATAAACTCCTTCTGCTTGGGAAAAGGCTCAAATGCTATTGCCATGTCTTTTTCTTATAAAATTCACGCTCAAAGGAAAGCTTATGTATTTTAAAGTAATGAGTTATAACCTTCCAATCTAAGTAATCCTGCATCTCAATGTCATTTAGCTTATTATCACGATGAGCTATCTCATACTGAGTCAGCCTTGAGTAAATAAACCTCTCAGCATACTTAATAGAGCGATGGTCCTTGCATATTGACGCAATAAGCAACTCAGTCTCAACGATAGTAAAATTAACACCATCAAGAATATATGTAGGCAGCTCACTCATCTCAATTCAGCCAAATCCTCTCCTCTATCTCATCATACACACTACAATAAAACTTGTACTCATTACCCAACTTCTCATTTATGTCGGATTGGCATATCGTAAACTCAATCTTGGCTAAAACATATTCTATGTAGGCAAGTGATTGTAAGATACCTCCATGCTCGCGAATAACATTACTCGCAAAGCGTCTAACAACGTTCCACTCAGCTTTAGTCATATTATCCATTTTTAAGTTCTTAGCTAAACTTAATGACTTGGTCTCCAATCTTAAACACCTGCTCGTCAGCAACAGCCTCGTGCATTCCTTCATTGTTCCAACTCATTGGGTCACAGTTCTTTAAAGCAAAGATGATAGCAGTCACATTAGGCTTAATAAAGACCCTCTTCTTGCTCTCAACCCTTCCCGCAGAGTCACCTATCTTATTGAAGCGTTCAACAGTCTCTGTTTCTTCAATAAAATAGCCCTCTATGGCCTTTTCTAAGGCCGACTGAGCCTTCTCTATCAGTTCCGCTTTATATGCGCTTGTTGCCTCTCTTTTGGCGTTTTTATATAGGTCGGCGCACTCGGCGTACTTGTTACAATACTGATTGAAGGCTCTAACACTGATTCCTTCCTTGCCGCAGCACGAAGCAATGGTGTAATTACCGCTTGAATAGTGCTCACATATCTTGGTCACAAACTCAAGCACCTCCAACTTCTTCTCCTCCTCCTTGTCTATTTTCTTATTAGCGTCTTTCATGTTCTTTCTATTTGTTATTCAAAGATAATACGAATCAACCCAATCACGGTTGCATAAAATTCCGAACCATAAGCCTGAACTCAAATTTCAAAAAATTAGCGGGCGAAGGAGACAATAGAATCTCGCTCCAAAAATTTTTGGTGGGGGGGGGTGTTTCCGGCCAAAAATCACCCATTTTCACCCATTTTTTTACATTTTCGCAAAAGCTGGCCGCGTAAAACTGTCAAAACTTACCGAAAAAAACGGGTTTTTAAAAATCAGGACGTCGGGATGCGTCGCGTTTTTTCTATCTCATCTGCTTTTTCATCTTCCCTTTTGTCTCTTTGTCGTTTCCTTTCGGTCGGTCGTTTGCTTCCCTTTCATCCTGTTTCACTTCTCTAAATTCTCCGGTGCTTATTTCTCACTTTCTTATGATCATCCCAAAAGTTGAGGCACAAAAAAAGCGCCCATTTCAGGCGCCCTTTTCAATCTTGCGGCGGTTGGTTAGTCATTCCACAACTCGTAACTATATCGAGTCGCTTTGCTGCTCGGCGGGCTTGTTAGTAGTCTCTCGAGTTCTTGCAAGTCGTATGTGTTGTAAAGTCGTGCGGCGTCCTCTACTTCCCACAAAAAACCTACGTCGTGGGTTTCCGTGTCGAGTGCTTCCGCTATCGCTTCCGCTGCTTTATAGGTTACTCCTGTAAAATAGCTTCGTAGATACTGCATGTTTTCAAGTTCTCCCTCCGCGTGGCGGTTATATTGCGCGTGACTCAATACGGCGGTGCTCTTTGGCTTCTTCCATGTCTTGGCGTGGTTGTCTACTTTCACTGTGCCAAAGTAGCTATATCGCGTCTGCTCGTGGCTGTCGTTGCTATACCATGTATCGCCGCTCCAACTGCCCGCGGTCTCGTTTATAATTGTGAACCGTCCTGTATTGTCAAGGAATACCAATTTACTGCTGCCGATATACCCGCGCAAAAGTTCCCGCGTTGTTGGGCATTGCAGAAAGTTAGCGGGTAACTTCTTCAACATCTTGTTGAGTTCTGCCGTATCACTGTCGGTCTCGTTTCCAAGGCCGCACACTATCCCGTTGTGAACGAAGGCAAGTGATGGGCTCACCGTGAACGGGTGTAAGTTGTCGAGCGTCTTTGCGCCGCTTGTCGCTATCCTAAAATGGAGAACAACGGGTTGTTTGGTGCGCTTGCGTATCGTTTGGTATGTCTTTAAGAACTCGCCTGCGTCGTACGTCTTAAACGTCTTGAGCGTTCCTCTTTCGGTCCAAATTAGGCCGCCGCCTTCGGGGTTGTTCTGCCATGCGGTGTTGATTGTCGCGGCGCTTAATTGGCTGCGCTTATTTAAGATTGCGATGCACATAGTGTTATTGTTGTTTATGGGTTTGTATTGGGTTTAAAACAGTGTGGTTTGGCCGTCCTGCGGGTCTAACTTTTCGAAGTTGCGGGTATATCTTACTATTCGGGCGCTTAAACGTGCAAACGTCTCATCCGTGCTATATATCTCCATCAGGTGCTTTTTAAAGGCCGTATGAACGTTATAAAAGGCTCTGCGTGGGCAGTTAGTTGGATTCGCTAACATGAGTTCTATTAAGCGGGTGCGCCACATTAAGTTAGATACATTGCGGACGGCTGAAAAGATGCGTATTTCGATACGGTTGTGAAGTATGTTAACGCTTTGATACTTTCCGCCGCGCTTTAACTCGTCGTTGCTCTTGGCTTGGCAGTAGCTCACGGCGTCGGCGCGGTTCGGGTACATTGCATGCAATAAAGGCGTATATCCCTGAATGCTTTCGAATAGCTCGCGGCCCGTGGTGCCCGCTTTGCTTAGGTGTATATGGCCGCCACAGTTGGTTGAATGGCTCGCGTTAATATGGCTTTTCAGGGTCTCGCTTCTGCTTATCAGCGCCTCAATCTTGGCCGCGTCAAGTTCGAATGGCGGGCTAATTAGTTCATAGCCCGTCTCACCGTCCAAGCTATTATCTTTCTCCTTTCTCCAATTGGGATGCTGCTGCATCAGGTCCTGAAGATAGACGCTGTACTTTACGCGGTTATCCTCCTTTTCGATTTCGTAGCCTATCAAGTAAGGGCCGCGTTCCAATTCAGGGTTGAAATAAACGGGGGCGGCGTCTCCGCGGTGGTGGTATGAGTCAACATAGCGGCCCTCTGTCTCTTCCTCTTCGCTATGATAGGTGCCATCTTCCCATTGATAGCAATCGCAAATGTAATCGACGGTGCCCGTATCCTCGTTAATACATAGGTCGTTATAATACAGGGCCGCCTCGTCATAATACTCGCCGTTATGCTCGTAAAGGTCGCGTTGGTATGCTTCGATGGCTTGCATACTAAACGCTCGCTCTTTGGGGCTTCCTCCCCAACGTGCGCCTATATGCACCGTTAAAACGTCGCCGCTTGTGTATTGCTCATAATGTTCGCAAAAGTTGAGTTCCTCGGCTTCCTCAGGCGTTATCATGTCGCCTTCGAGCGTTTCAATGGTGCGCTCGTCTATTTCCTCCGCGTCCTCGTGGTGTATCTCCCATGCGTAAAGGTCGGTCTCGTTGTCGCTGACGGTGTAAAGTGGCTGCCCGTCGTCGGCTTTGTAGCCTGTTTCGTTTATGGTTACAATTAGACGCGGTTGGCTTGCGCTTATGGCTCGCGCTACTCTATCGCCTTCGGCGTACGTGAATAGCGGCAGCGGTTGCCCGTCGGTGCGGTCTGACGCAATGGCGGCGGCGAAGGCTTGTGGGATGCATGGGAGCGAAACGCTCAACCACTTGAGGCTTGTTGTTGTTGTGCTCATCTTGTGTTTGTGTTTGGGGGTTTGGGTTATTTGGTGCTCTTGTTAACAGGGGCGTAAATTTTAACGCTTTGGCCGTCCTTTGTGGTTACATCTTCGAGGGTGTACATTTCGGTTTCGTAGGCGTTTAACGCTGCCACTTCCTCGGGCGTAAACTCGTATACTCTGCCATATACGGCGCCGCTTGGGTGCTCAACTATTCGCGGGTACATTATCCCGTCGGCGGGGTCTATGTAATCGCGTAGGACAATAAAGCCCTCTATGCTCGTAAGCGGGCCGCTGCAAGTGCGCCCTATTAACTCCGTTTGAACGTGTGGTTCCTGAAGTGTGCCGTAGCAAAAAATCGTGGTCTTTTCCATGTTGTTTGTGGGTATATAAATTTTAAGAATTGATATTAATTGAGCTATTAAACAGGCGGTTATTTTCATCGGTTCCAATTGCACCCGCGGTTATTAGTGTTTAGATAATGGCCGCCCGTGTGCTTGTGGCTTAAGTGCTTTTGATACTCGTTGCCCGTGTGGCGGGTGGTGCTGCAAGATGCAAGCGCTACGGCAACTACGGCGGCGGCGGAAAGGGTTTGAATTGTCTTTTTCATTTTGTGTTGATTTTTAAGTTTTAAAACGTTGATTTTCAAGGGTTTAGGGTTATTTGTTGCTTCCTTTCATCCCTTTCGGGGCGCAATATATAACCGTTCTTTCGCCGATTCCAAATTTATTTTCACTTTTGATGTAAATATTTTTTGTTTTCCTTATTTGGCGCGGGTTTCGGAGCGTGTTTTTTTTTTCGCGTCCTTTCCTGTTTGGTCGGTGCATGGCTCTTTGTCGCTTTGTCGCGTCGGTCCTGTTTGGTCGGTTCGCGTCGGTGTGGAGGGTGCGAAGTATGCGGGCGCGTCGGCGTGCTCATCATGTGGTGCGTCGTGCGCGTACGTACGTGCGCGTGTATGTATGCGGGTGCATGCGTGCGGGTGCGTACAGGTGTGCGCGTATGCGTGTGGGTGTGGGTGCGCGTACCCAGGTAGGGGCCAGGGCGTGCGCGTATGCGCCGGATCGTGCGCCGGATCCCCCTTTAGGGGTGCGTCGAAAATTGCACATTAGGCGTGTGTCGAAAATTGCGCCTATGAGTGCGTCGTCGAAAATTGCACGCCCTATACGCATGCGTCGAAAATGTGCCTATATGTATGCGTCGAAAATTGCACCTATGAGCGTGCGCACGAAAATCAGGCCTATACGGGTGCGTCGAAAATTGTGGCTGCTTAACTTTTTTACTTTAGTAAGCAAAGAGTTTGAAAAATAATTTGCAGAAATATTTGACTTTAACAAATCGGCGCATATATATTTGCAGCCTCAAACACAAACACAATTTTACCATGAATCAAGAACTTAGAGAAGAAGCTCTATCGTTTATCGAGGAGCTTGATGGCGAAACAAAAGAGCAGATGACATTGCTTTTATCAGAGCTTATCCCTTGGGTCCAAGAGACTCATAGCAGCCCACCAACCACCAAGAACTATTATGGCGATTACATGCGAATCATGTCTTATCATCCTGAGTTTGCAAAGGCAATCGGAATCATGCTTGTTGCTGCGGGTGCTAATGCTGAAGGAGTCAGGGCAGCATATAATATTATAAGAATGTTTTAGTGTAGTTTGTTTTTTGTTTTTGGGAAAAAATAAGCCCCTCACGTTTGGGGGGCTTATTTAAACTTAAAATAATACACAAACACTTAGATTACACAAGTGGATGCAAATATAAACCCTAAAATTATAAAGTCAAATGGCAAGAAAACCAAAAAATTTACCGCAGATTCTCGGTATTGAAGATGAGCACAAAATCATTGAGCAGTGTCTTTTGTGGCAGGTACACGAGGAAGACCTGGGAGAAGTTCTCAAAAAGGTGATGTGCTCGGAGTTCAACTCAAAGGAAATGTTGTTTGCTGCTTTCTGTATTGGCAAGATGCAAAACACCGACCGTGAGCATTTAGAAGGCATGATGATGTACATGACCATGCGTAAGATGAAACAAATTATTGACGAGCAAAACAACGCCTAAAATGGAAGGAGTAGCAATTCAGTTTGACAGGCAAAAGCTTGCCGAGTTCAAGATTGCCTTTAGCGAGGCAAAAAAAAGAAACGAGCACTACTTTATGTTTGATGGACAAGAGTTCTTTCTTGGCTACGCAAAGTATGCGATTGAGTATTTAGAAAATCAGTTTAACCCTAAAAAAGAATATAATGACTAAAGAGCAAATCACGGGTATAGCAAAGACCCTTAATAGCGCGGGATTTTCCATCCACAACTATGACGCTGAAAAAGCAAAGATGATTCTTTCAGACGCTAATGTTTCGCAGCAAACTATTTCGCTTTTTGATGAAAACGCTTTTGATGTTTTCATGGAGCTAATGAGGATTCAAGTCAAGTTGTAAACACCAAATCAAAAAACACCAACAGATAAATGTTACAATCTTTTGAAATAAATAAGTTGGTTTTGAAAAGAAAAAACATAATTTTACGCAAACTCAAACACTTAATGTCAGCAAGAATTTTCAAAGTATTGGTCACTAACATGAGGACAGGTGACGTTGTCGAGTTCAAGTATAAAACAAAAAAAGCAGCATACATTCGATTTGTAGAGTCCTGCCAAGAACTTGGATATAGTTACACGGAGGTCAAGTCAATGAACATTGTTGTTGCGGGTGGTGTTGACCACGAGTTTAGACTTGAGTTAATAGAGGTTCAATAATTTAAAACTTAAATACATGCACAGAGTACACATTTTCAGGGATGGCAATGTCATCACCCACGACTTTAAAGACCCCAAGGAGGCGGTTCGCTTTTACTACCTTTCACACGTTGATTCTAACAAGAGCCACATTGAACTTATTCCAAACGATGTTGAGTTCTTCGACTTCTTCCCACCAAAGGTCGTATCCTTCAATGGCGCTTTTGTAAATGAGCTGTTTGTTGGCAGCTGCAAGATAGAGTGCGAGAGTGGAGAGATTGAGTCTATTGAGGGAGTGTTCTTGATTGAAGACCTTGACTTTTCTAAGTTTAGCGTACAGAAGCTAAGCGAAAGTGCTAAGCAAGCCATAACCGGCCTTATGCTTTCAGGAGCAAGAGAGATTGGAAGAAACGATAACACATGTCAAACCTTCCTTCTCTATGGAGACCAAATGATTTCTGTTGATGATGCGGGCTGTATGCTTGTCTCACCAAAGATGAGCACCTGGAACGAGTCTATTGACGAGCTGTTATACGAATACCAAATCTACAACCAAGATGAAGAAGTCGAGCACAACTAAAACAAAGGGCGAGGCCTATGACCCCACCCTTAGCATTGAACCACCAATTGAATTGGAGAACAACAACAACGTTGGCAAAGATATGCCCCTATTCAGTGATTGCATCCATAAATTTAGCGACATCGAGATAAAGTTCATCCTGACCCACTTTAACAAAGGAAACATCCTCGGTAGGCACATTAACAGGGGAGACCTTAAAGACGTGGAGCAAGCGTTTATCCTAAAGGTCGTCAGACGAATAGACGTTGCAGAGTATGGGTCAATTTTAAAAAACATCATCGAAATCAAATTATTAAACTCAATCCAATGAAAACATTACAGCAAACAAGAGGCTATGAAACATTCAGCAAAGGCCTTGTAAAACAAACAGCAGAGTCTTTAATCGAAGAGTCTCAAAGCGGAAACGTAGACACGCTATCAGCACTTGCCCATATCGAGTTCATGAGTCAGGTGATTGAAATGGCAAAAGAAAAGCTGCGGGAGCAAGCGGTAGCAATCTTAGACCTTTATGGGCCTGAGGCAAAATCCGGAGTCGTTAAGCATGGCGTCACCTTTAAGCACAAGGAGTCAGGTGTTCGTTACAACTACGAAAACACAAAGGCCTGGACAGAGGTTAAGTCAAGAGAAGATGCTGTTGCCCGTGAACGCAAAGACTTAGAAGAGCAGCTTAAAAGCATCAAGTCAAGACAGACGATGCTTGATGAGCAGACGGGCGAACTTGTAGAGTTTAACCCACCAATAAAGTCTTCTAAGACCACCGTTGAAATTAGCCTTTCAAAATAAAGCGATTGTTTTGTATATTTATATTTAATTCAACAACAACATGAATAGCATAGAAAAAGCAGCAGCATTTGACATTGAGCGTGTCAAGAACTACTTAAGAAGCATGAACCTTGCTCAGAATCTAACTCAAGCAGAAGTTACACAGTTTATTGAGATTGCACAGGGCTTTGGCCTCAATCCATTCAAGCGTGAAATTTACGCTTCAAAGTACGGCAATAACTTTAGCGTGATTGTGGGATATGAGACCTACATCAAAAGAGCAGAGCGCAGCGGCCGTTTATCGGGGTGGAATGTAACCACCGATGGCAAATTGGATGATGGCAGCCTCAGAGCAATCATCACCATTCACCGAAATGACTTTACCCACCCCTTTGTGCATGAGGTGTTCTATTCTGAGTACGTGCAGAGGACTAAAGAGGGCAGGCCAACTAAGTTTTGGGCAGACAAACCCTACACGATGATTAAGAAAGTGGCTATGGCTCAAGGGTTCCGGCTTTGCTTTTCAGATGAGCTTGGTGGTATGCCTTACACGGCAGATGAGCTTCCCGACCAAGTGGGTCAAAATCAAATCGTGATTGAGTCCGTTGACCTGAGTGAAGTGAAAGCACAAATTGAAAGCTGCACTCAAATGGATT